CGTCGAGACCGTTGCTATGCGCGAACTCGAGATGCTCGTCAGCGCTGCCGAATCCGTCAAACAAACTCTTGGACGTGTGCGCGTGAAGACCGACGAAGCGCTTCGGTTTGATCATGTGTTTCTATTGTCTGTCGCTCGACCTCGAACTCGAACACTGGAGCCGCCGAACAGAGTCGAACTGATATAACGAAGGTACAGGCTTCGTGTCTTGCCATTAGACGACAGCGGCTTATGTGAGTCAATATCTAGTCTATGTGAATCAATCAGAAGCTGGGAAACTGGGTTTCATTGCATCTCGCAAAACCGCTGAGAGACAAAGAGTGGCACGCATTGCTGCTTACGCGGAATCTCCAACACTGTGCTTGACATGCCAGCAATCGTTATCGTACGAGAAACGACACAACAAGTTTTGTAGTCACTCATGTTCGGCCATCTTTCACAATCCCAAGAAGATTAGCAAGATCCTCTCTACGACTTGTCGATTCTGTTTGAAACCATTGGATCGTGTCAGAACACTTCGAAACAACCATTTCTGCTCGAGTGAATGTTTTGCAGCTGAGCGTTCGACAACGAATCGCGACGAGATGATCGTGTGTGGCTTTGACAAGAACCCAGCCGGCACTAACGCAAAACGGTACTTGATCGAACTTCATGGACACACTTGCATGATCTGCAAAGGCACCGAATGGTACGGACACCCCATGCCATTAACACTTGATCACATCGACGGCAATTCTGAAGATAACTCGTTGACGAACTTGCGAATCATTTGTCCTAACTGTGATCGATTCACACCGTTCTTTGGCTCGAAGAATCGTGGGAACGGTCGTGCAAATCGAAGACAACGTTACCGAGATGGCAAGAGCTATTAATACCTCCACAGCTTTCGCCAGGATCGCACGACCCACGACTCCTTCGCTGTGTCACACACACGTAGGATCTGCATGTACTGCTCGTTCGTGATGCTGCCGTTGAGGAAGGCGTTCAGAACAACCTGTTCAGGGATCTCGACAGCAAGCGACTTGACGAGCTCGTCTGGCGCGTCTCCTTGCTCACGTAACCTTGTGAGGAACTCGGGGCTGACGTAATCCTGGTTCGTCACGCGTGCTCTCTTTATGAGAGTGTCGCGGATCGACTTGAGATCCTTGTTGATCGCGAGCAGCTGATCTGCGCAATCACAGAGGCTGTACGGCGCGTCGCACAACGGGCACGCGTTGTCGGCGAGACCCCACATCACACGCGCCTGCGTCGTTCTTCACGTGCGGCTAAAAGCTCTGTCGTAACGGTGACGTCATCACCCTCGTTCATCGAGTCTCTACTTCCACGTGTCGCAAGCGCCGCCTTCGCCTCTGCAAACCGCAGCGGTGTACCCAGGGACGAACCCGCAGTACCCGCAATGTTGACAGTCGTAATCCGATCGACAGAGCGTTGCGTTGGGTGGGTACGTCACGGGGTAGTTGTCCGGAACGCATGCGATCGTCGCGACAGTCAGCATCAACGCCAGAATGTATCTCATAACGCTGATTCTAGCGAATCTACACGGTAGCTTTACTCTTCAACATACGTAACGACATGCTCAAGACGCTCACGCTCGGTGACTCCACAACGAAGAAAGTGCACCTTGCTGGGTGGAAGAAAGACAAGCCAGACACACGTGACTTCAAGCTGAGAGGCATCTCTCACACCCTGCCAGGCGCAGCGCTCGCGCGATCGAGCAGCGTTGACAACTCCAAGAAATGCTCAAGTGTTGAGGATCAAGGCGACCTTGGATCATGCACAGCCAACATGTTCGCTGGCATCATCGAGTACAACAATATTCGGTGGCGTAGTTGGCCGAAGAAGAAGCAGATCTCTCGATTGTTTCATTACTACGCGACTCGTCTGCTTGAAGGCACAGTGAACGAGGATTCTGGCTGCTACATCCGTGACACGATCAAGGCAGGCGTTCAGTACGGATGTGTGTGGGAACGCCAATGGAAGTACGATGTTTCCAAGTTCACGATCAACCCACCCGCCAAGCTGTGGACGTCCGCCGGCGAGCACAAGGTCGTGTCTTACCACCGCATCGATGACGGTGATGTTGAGACGATGAAGGACACGCTCGCTGCTGGCTACCTCATCGGCTTTGGCTTCGAGGTGTACAGCAACTTCATGACTCAACAGATGGCGACGTCTGGTGAGTTACACAGGCCTGGTTCTCACGATGTTCTCCAAGGTGGTCACGCTGTTGTGCTTGTCGGTTACGACGACGCACGTAAAGCCTTCAAGGTTCGCAACTCGTGGGGCAAAGGTTGGGGCCTTGACGGTTACTTCTGGATGGACTACAACTACGTTGCCGACGCAAACCTTTGCAACGATTTCTGGGTCGTCAACTCCGGCGTTGAGATCTGAACGTTTCGATCACTTGAAGCGCATGCAGCGACCGCCGGTGAGGCCACTTTTGACCTCTGGTCGTTGAACACGCAGGATGGTCTCGCCTGGCATCAACGTGACGTTCAGGTCGGATCTAGAGCTTCCGTACCCGATGCCACGTTGCCTCAACCCAAACAACTTCGTGGATGCGACGAGCACCGACTCACTGAGGTTGCCACCGAGATCCATCCACGGCTCGTCGTTCGGGTTGATGCGCACAGTGTCACGTGTGACACGACCAGGCGCGGCGATCTGCCAAACCTTGTCGCTTGCCGAACCACCGAGGTCGGGGTAGTTGTAGTTGTGTGTGTTGAGTGGACTGCCAGGAAGCGGAAGGTTGTCACCAGCGTCGAAGGTCGCGTTCAACTCGATGACAGGGGCGCAACGACCACCTGACTGCGTTGTGTGTGTGAAGATGTTGCCAAGCAGTTCGCCGTGGTTGTCGTACTGCGAACCGCAGCCTGACACGCTGTCAGGGAATCCAGGGCTTGCAGTCACGTAGTCAAGAACCTCGGCAGTCGCCAGCTGTCCACCGTCCCACACACAGAAGGCAGCGAGCATCACGTTGGTGACGCAGTTGATCGACTTGGAGTCCAAAACATCCTTCAGCGAAGGGTCGCGCGGGATCTCGTTGTTGTGTGTCAAGATGTCAGCTGGGTAGTAGAACGTTGGGAACCCGTAAGCTCCCGGGAATAGTCCACAGTTGTTGCCATGCACGTCCGCGTAGACCTGCGCACCGAACTGAGAGTTTGCGCCGAGGTCCACGCTCTGATCTGTCGTCGGAGGGACGATGACGCCAGGGCCCGGGTTGACCTCTCCATCATGACGTGGATCGCCAAGCAGCAGACGGTTGATCGTCACCATGTCGCCGCTCACGTTGGTCGGTAGAAACTTGCTCCAGGCGTCATCCCAGACGATCGGCTTGTTCGCAGCGATCCACCCTTTAACATTTGGCTTGCCCATCTGTTGGGTGACACTCACAATGAAAGCTCGCATGCGACCAGCCGTGATCTCGTACTTGTCGAGATAGACTGTCTTTCCAGGGTGGTTATCGTCTACGAAGCCAGGAACCGGCAGCGAACGGCAGCAACTCTCGTGACCCAAGTCGCTTTCGCCTGCGCCACAGGTGTCGCCGCCAAAATGTGGCTTGCAGCTCAACGAGCCCACACATCTCAGGGCGTAGTTGCATGCGATCTCGCAATCGCGATCGATCAAGCACTTCTTACCCTCAACGCACTTCGGAGCCGTTGGACCACCACATCCAGAATCCGTCTCAGTGGTGATTGGCGGCGAGGAGTCAATGCCACCGTCTGATCCTGACACCACGACAGCATCTGGTGACATGATGCTTCCATCTTGAGGATCTGGACTGCTAGGAACGTTCGTGACGATGTTGCTCAGATCACTCTCGTGGTGAGACGATGAACATGCCGCAAGCACAAGCAGCGCAACGACACTGAGCTTCATTGTGTTCAATGTTACCGTGTGAACCTTAAAAGAAGAACGCCCGAGAACTGTTAGGCTCCTGAGCGTTCTAAGAAAGAGCTTGTCTCAGTACGTGAGACCGCCGCTGACGCCGGCACTCTTGCTTGGCCCGTAATCCGCGCAGTACCCGACAGCCTGCAATTTCTGGCCTGGGAGGATCATCGCGTTGCCAGCCGGTGTGACCTTCACGGTGCCAGTTGCTGTGGCGTTAGGGAACGTTGCGCCCCACACCGCGCCGGTCCCACGCAACTTGCCGTCACCCAAGGAGATCTTGAACGTCTTCCACGACATGTTGACCGTGTTAGGGTTCTTGAAGTAGTACTGGCGGCAGTAACCAGATCCCCAGTCGTACGTCTTCACCGAGGTGACAACGAGCGGTAGACAGCCGTTTGACGTGCCGTCGGTCGTCGCGATACCCTTGACGGTTGGGCACTTGTCTAGCGAGTCAGAGATCCCGTCGCCGTCAGTGTCGAGTGGCACGTAGGTGCACGTCTGCGACAACGTTGGGGTCCCAACGCATCCTACAGGTGAGGAAGTGGCCGTGCGCGTTTGAGTGCCGCTCGACTGGCAAGCCGACCACGCCGAGTAGGCGTAAACGCAAGCCGCCGGGGTAGGAGGTGGGACAGCGACGCCAGAGACCCAACCGGCGTCTAGGTACGGCAGCAAGAAATTCCTGAGATCAAACTGTGTGCCACTTGCACCCGAGTCGTTGTCGTAGTGGCCGCCGGCCTTCTCGATGAGAGTGACCGGGTAACCTTGTGAGCGTAGTGTGGTCATGTTGGTTCGCACGGTCGCGATGGGGTACGTCGTGTCACCCGTGTGTGCGAGATGTGCGATGTTGAGCTTCCAAAATGCTGTGTTGGACGCTGTCAACGCGGCCGAGCTCGGCCCAGTGTTCTCGAAGATCATGCCAGCGAAGAGGCTTGCGTTCTTGAACCCGAGCTCGTACCCGATGTCGCCGCCTGAGGAGTAGCCACCAAGCACGACACGCTTTGGGTCAATGTTGAAGTGTGTCTTGATGCCAGCGATAGCCGCAAGGATCTTTGCACCGTCGTTCGCGTAACTCGACCAACACGTGGTCTCACGTCCGCCAACCGCGAGACTGATCCAACTCTGGTTGGGCATCCATGACACCATGTCGGCATCGTACTGGCTTTGTCCACCGCAGCCGTGCAGCCAGACGAAGAGCTTGGTGGGTGTGTTGTGAGTGCTGTCATACCCTTGCGGCACGAAGATCCAGCTGGTCACTCCGTTGACGACGATCGTCCCCTTGGCGTTCTTGGTGTACGCGATCGGGTTTGTCGGAAAAGAGCTTTCAGGAGTAGGGACTGTGACGAAGTACGGAGTCAGCCAGGCCATCTGCGGCGCATCAACCGTGTAGTTGCTGCTCGGATCCAGTGTGAACTGGTAGCCTCCCCACCAAGCCGGTGGACCGTAAGTCCACCAACTCCAACCGATCACAACGTCTTGGTTCGCGTTGAAGTAGTCAAGCAGGTTCTTCACTGCGACCTGCGCTTGCGACGACGCGATCGTGCCGAACTCGCCGAGGTGAACTTTGACACCGTTAGCGCGTGCCCAATCAACGGTCACCTTAACACGCTCAACACCGATCGTCGGGCTGACGACATCGCTCGCGCCGCCGCCAGAGTTCTGATCGAAGTACATGTGCACGCTGATGCCAGTGTTTCCGATCGGATCCTTGATGTATTGGAGGAAAGCTGTAGCGTTGGACACAGCAGGGCTGGCGGTGTCGTAGTAGCTTGACGTCCAACTCTCAGCAGCTGTCCAACCGTTGCCGGGAACGAGGATCAGGTTGGTTGCGCCTGTCGCGCGGATGCCGAGAACAGCTGCTTGAGCAGCCTGAAACCACTGCACGGTCGACATGGCGTGAGGCTCATTTGTGAGCCCAAAGACAACACGTGGGTTGTCCTTGAACTGCGTGGCGACACGCGACCAGAAATCAGCGAACGCGCCGTTTGGTACGGCAGCGGTGCCGACAAGGTTGCCTTTGTACTTCGCGAAGTTGGTGTCGCCGGCGCCGTGCGGCTCAACCATGATGTACATGCCCTTGCTGGTGGCGTAGTTGACGCGATCGATAAAGGTGGAGACGTACGTGCCGCAGCCACCGGTGGTGGCCAACGGGCCATTGAGAGTCGGCTGCACGCCTTCCCACGAGAAGACCAGTCGACCGAAGCCAACCTTCTTGCTAACGAGGTAGTCGATGTCCTGGTGAGACACGAACAAGTAGTCGGTCCCTGACACAGGGTTCGACGTGTTCGACTGCCCGTAACTCATGTCGCCGCCAGTAAGGTTGGTGCCGCGTAGCTGAGGTGTTCCCGCCGAGAGTCTCGCACGTGGAGAGGGCGACTTCGCCGACGGTGTGCAGCCGATCGCCATCAACACGAGTGTGCTAAGAAGGATGAGGCATTTCGTTATCTTGTTCATTTGCTTTCCTTGGGGTCGCAAAACCCTTTTTCGATTGCTAATTCGATCTCACGTAGCTCGCGGTCGAGGTCCTCATCCGAGGTATCGAGAAAGATGTGTCTCGTCTTCAGTAGCGGAACATACTGCTTGTAGAGGGTGTCGATCGCGGTGATCTGGTCCTCCTTGATGGTGAGATCGTCTTCGTCGACGCGCCCTGCGTAGCCTTGAAGGCGCGTGCACACGACAATGAGCGCGTTCATGCGAGCATACGCCTCGTCGAGCTGCGCGATGACGTCGGGATCGGTCGGTCGGTTGAAGTGCTTGGAGTAGACAATCTCACAGGGAAAGTTGCGATCAAGGATGACGTCTGTCTTGGTCTGCTCGAGAAAGTCCGCTAGTGTCGTCTCGCCGAAGCGGAGGAAAGGCAGAAACTGCGAGCGATCGCCCATGAAGAACTTCTTTTGGACCTGCGCCTTGAATGTAGGGATGTTGAGACGCTTAGATAAGCCCTCAACAATGTTCGTTTTTCCGGTTCGTTCTGTACCGACAACTACGATCACACGTTGCTTCTTCATGCAAGTACCATAAGTCACTTCAAAACCTGGGTGGAGTCACAGTTGTCGAGCTGCGCATCCAGTGCCTTCACCTGCTCGCAGAGCTCAACGATGATCTTTTTGAGGAAAGCGACCTCTACACAATGGTGTTTGTAAAGTTTGTTGTGTTCAGCTTCCCACGCATCGCCTCCGATACAGTCTTGCTCTTTGTAGGCTTTCACGTCGTACCACGCGGTGGACTCCACGCCTTCGCGAAGCAGGATCTCGACACGTTGCGCGATGTTCAGTGGCTTCTTCTCTTTTTTGATCGTCAATCTTCCTCCTCTGACCCAAGGAACTTCTTGAACCATTCGATGACTTCATCGTCATCTTTGATGGTGAGCCACGAAGCGTCGTATTGAGCGCTTCTCCAACTCCAGAACGTGAACGCTTCAGACGCACTCAGCTCGACGAACATGCGAACTCGCAAAACCTTGCGAATACGCGGAATGTCATCAGTCTCACCCCAGTTGCCCCAACCGGCAAGATACAAGAACCTCTGATCGCTACGCTGCTGCGTGTTCATCGGGTGTCGATCGACGTTCTTCATGGGAACTCTGAGTGTGCCGCATGCAGCTGCCAGTTGGCAAGGTACTGCGAGGCGAGGTTCATGTTCAACACCGCCAGACAGTTCTCAGCGTTTGACGTCTCAGCTGAGTTTGTGAAGTTGAACGAACCAGTCAAGACGATCTTCCCGTCGATGATCATCGTCTTGTTGTGTGCGATGACATGCTTGCGATCGAACTTGACAAGGATGCCTGCAGCGATCAGTGTTGCTGCTTGAAGACTTCCTGTGTTCGAACGATCGAGGACGACCTCGACGACCTTTCCAGCCTTCTTGCGCTCGATGAGCGCGTTGATGATTGGTTGCGATGTGAAGGAGTAAGCCAGCACACGCACACTTGTCCTTGCGTTGCCCACGTACCTGACGATCTGCTCAGTGCAACCTCCCTTAGGAGAGAAGTGGACTTCTAGCACCGGCGGAGTGATCGAAACACCGGTCGCTAGTTTCGTGTTTGGTTGGACCTGGCAGGCGCACACGAACAGGGTCAACCATAGTAGTAGGATCTTCATAGAATGATCAATTCTCCAACCTTGCCGCGACCCTGACCATTGCTGTTCACCGAGCGTCTGGCTTGAACCTCATGGAGCTTGAATCCACGGTACAGCTCGCGCACAAGAGGTGTGTCAGAGTTGGACAACATGACGTGCACGCCGCGTGACTTGAGGTCGAGTGCGATGTCACGTAAGCGAAGCTGTTCCGGCGCGGCGAAGCCGTCCGACGTGTAGTCCACGAAACTGGTCGCGGTCAACGGAATGTACGGTGGATCGAAGTAGACGAAGTCGCCAAACTGTGCGCGGAACTGGACGTTGCCAAAGTCCTCGCACCGAACCTGATGTGCGCCATGAAGAGCGATCGAGCAGTCAAGCAGCACCTTCTCATCAAGGAACTTGCCAGAGCGGTCGCCGCCGTACGGGACGTTGAACTCGCCACCGGCGTTCTCTCGCCACAGGCCGTTGAAGCACGTCTTGTTGAGGTAGACGAACCGTGCTGCTGCCTCAGGATTCGGCGCGAGCAAGACACCCTCTTTGTTGAGAATCGCACGTTGCTCGTAGAAATCGGCGGCCGTGCGTTTGAACGTTCGCATGTGAGCGACAACGTCAGGGTAGTGGTTGCGCACGCACTCGTAAGCGTTGACTAGGCGTCGGTTGAAGTCGCCAAGCATCGAAACCTTTGGCTGAAGAGCGAAGAACAGTGCGCCGCCTCCGAGGAACGGTTCATGGTAGGTCTTGAACTCCTTGGGAGCGAAGGCAAGGAGGTCGGGGAGGAGTTGCGTCTTGCCGCCAACCCATTTTAAAAATGGCTTAACACGCATATCGGACATGCCACTCTTCATTTATTTCAGCCTATCTCGCATCCACACGATCGTCTTTTCCAAACCAAGACGCAACGACACCGTTGGCGTGTACCCAAGGATGTCACGCGCGAGCGTCAGGTCTGGCTTTCGCACCCTTGGATCATCCTTAGGGAGCGGTTCGTTGACAACGAGCAGCTTCGGGAACCACTCCGTCAATGTCTCAGCTAACTCCATGATCGTGAACTCTCCGTTGTTACCCAAGTTGATCGGGGTGTGTGGAGTTGACTTGACCGCGGCGAGCTTGCGTAGGCCGGCGACGAGGTCGCTGACGTAGCAGAAGCTCCTCGTCTGCTTCCCGTCGCCGTAGACGGTGAGCGGATCGCCAGTGATGGCCTGTCGGATGAAGTTGCTGACCACACGACCGTCGTTCGGATCCATCCGCGGGCCGTAGGTGTTGAAGATTCTTGCCACCCGCACATCAAGCCCAGCCTGCTTGAACTCGTAGCAGAGCGTCTCGGCGCAGCGTTTACCCTCGTCGTAGCACGCACGTGGCCCGAACGAGTTGACGTTGCCCCAGTACCCTTCCGTCTGCGGGTGTTCAGCTGGGTCGCCGTAGACCTCGCTGGTGGAAGCCTGGACGAAGACAGCTTGGTGAGCCAACGCAAGCGATAGCATGTTGCAGGTGCCGACCACGTTGGTCATCACGGTGCCAAGGCCATCAGCTTGGTACGCCTTGGGCGAGGCTGGACATGCGAGGTTGAAGACGACATCGTAGTTCGAGAGCATTCGCCCGTTGTCGCGAGCTGGATCGTTCTTCAAGGCGACAATGTCTTGCATACGAACGCTGAGAAGATGCTCTTCTGGTTCGCTTCGCAGCATGTGCTCGTCGGTCAACAGATGCTTGACATTGTCTGTGTGACCCGTTGAGAAGTTGTCGACCACGTCGACGAACCAGCCATCGTTCACTAGACTCTCCACAAGGTGCGATCCAATGAAGCCGGCACCGCCGGCGACGAGCGCGTACTTTCGACCGAGGTGCATGCGCTCAATCTAACGCCTACTTCACCAATACGGTTGATTTCGCCAGAATCTCAGCGTATGATGTCGATCTGCTAGCATCACGATCTTACCCTTTGAAGAATAGAAACATGTACTCGCTCGAGCATGGCACGCTGATCGAATGCGACGACTTCTCGGCGGTCGTTGTCACGGATAGCCTGTTGCTCGTGTTTGACACCTCAGACGACAGCTACATCAAAGCGAACGATCTGTTACATCTGCAGTCTGTTGGACCGAACGACTGGATCGTTGGATCGGACAACTACGGGTTAGAGCGTCTGATCAGGCGCGATTGGAAGGGTGAGATCAGCATCGACTGGCTTGCCGATCCGTGGTTCGATGACTGGCAGGATGATTGGTACGGTGACGATATATTTTTTGATTTTACTCAGTTTGACGCGTGGGACGATTACCGCAGCCTCAGCAGCCCGGCGCACATTCCCAGAGTTCGCAAAGCTTTACGCGGTCGATACAAGTTGGGTGGTCGCCGACGTCAGTGATGGATGGGTACATGATCGACAACGGATTTCTGAGCTCGAAATGATGCAGACCAATGGCGTGTCCGATCTCGTGCATCGCGACCAAGTAGTAAGTGCGTGGCGTGAGGTCATTTTGGATCCACACTTTAGACTTGATAGGGTGACCTCTGTCGTCTGAGCCCCATGTTGAAGCGAAGCCAATGGCTTTCAACGACTTGTCAGCCTTCGCGTCGGTGTAGATGCGAAGTTCTCCAGCCATGGGCATTGCGGTGTACGCGAAATCTCCATACGTCACTTCGAAAGTGACAGCGCCTGAGGATGCCGTGACCCACTCGTACGCCGCCTCCAGAATGAGACCCACGCGATTTGCCGGAACGTCTTTGTGGATGATGATCTTGTACGACTTGATCGTGTCGGTCGACGTGGGAACGCCGACGTGGATCACATCACAGTCATCGTCGGTAGCAACACCACACGATGTCAACGTGACAACGATGAAAGCAAAGATGATCGAGAGCAAACGACGCATGCTATTAAGTTAGCTTGGCAGCGCGTCTCTTGAAGAGGTACATCAGACCTTCGTGCTTGTCCGCGATGCCTGCCAAGAGGTTGTCGGTCCCGTAGCTCAGCTGATCTTTCGATTCAAGCGCCGCAACCACGGTCTCCAACATGTCGGCGTAGTACGTTTCAGCGTCTAGACTTGCTCTAAGAATATCATCCTGTGTGGATCCCATCGCCTGCATGGCTTCGTGAAGGATGCGTGCGGTCTGCGACGCGCTCGTGACGGGATCGATCAACGCGTCACCCGCAAGCCCAACGAGGCGTTCAGCCACGCTGTCGATGTCCTCAGCAACGGAGTCGTACGCTCTCTCGTACATGAGGTGATCCCCGTAGAACGGGTCTCCGAAAGCGCGCCAATGGTTGGCTTGGTGAAGCATCGATAGAGCTCGCGTGGCCGACAGCAGCACAGCCAGCTCGCAGTGTTCAGCGTCGCTCCATTCACGACACAGTTCTTGAAGCATCGTTCGCGGGTCAGAGTTCACGATTTCCCCTTTGCCTTGCTCAGTGGATCAGAGTTGAGGTGCTGCTCCACAAAGTTGAGAACCTTCTCGTAGAGTTTCGTCTTGTCGATCTCGGTCGCGAGATTCTTGCTGTGGTTCCTGGCGTACAGGTTGACAACACCGCCCCAGTCAACGTCAACACCACGCTCAGACCACGCAAGGTAAAGCTGTTTTGCCATCGCTTCGTACTTCCTGTCCGTGATCTTCTCAGCAAAGTCATCGTCGTAGCTGCGGAACTCCACAACAGGCTCCACGCTCTCCTTCTTGTGTGACTTCTCACCCTTGTTCTTCATTGACCAAGCAAGAGCCCAAGGATTCTCAATGTCCTTGTTCTTCTTCATCGCTTTGACGGTACCCTCCCAACCCGGGGGAGCTTTCTCATCAAGTTCAACGTCGTTCAACTGCTCTTTGCCGTCGAGGTCGACGTCGGTGAGCTGCTCCTTGCCTTTACCGTCGTGAAGATCGACATCGCTGTCATCACCTTGAGCCATCATGTTTTGGCGGCCAGCGGTGTTCAACGCTTCACGCACGAGAGTGCGAAGCTCAGAGACCTTGATGCGGATCTTCTTGTCAGTCATGCCGGTTGGATTCCCTGCAACTACATAGCGACGTAAGAATCCCAACTCGTGTGCCAATCATCACTTGATAACGGTTTACGCGTGTCAGAAAGCCAAAAATGCGCGACTGTAGGGAACCCAGGCTGTCGGATCAGACGCATGTTTGCCTCTTCTGGTGTTCGATCCCCTTTGTTGCGGTTGCACGTCTTGCAAGATGTAACGCAGTTGGTCCAATGGTTCTTTCCGTTGCGACTGCGCGGGATAACGTGGTCGATGGTCGATTCACGAAACGCGATCCGACGAGCGCAGTACTGGCAAATGTAGTTGTCACGCTCGAAGACAACTCCTCGGTTGTAGCCACACATCTTGTGTGCAGACCGCGCGAGGATGAAGTTCTTGAGGCGTAGGATGGCTGGCGTTCGCACGTTGGCAACGATGAAGTCGTCTGGCCACTCGGTGACAACGTCAACCACCTCGCGTCGGATCAGCGAGTGCATGCGTCTGTAGTTCACGAACGCGATTGGTTCGTGGATCGTGCTTATGAGGAGAGCTCTCCTCGGTTTGAGAATACGCATCTCACCAGAGAGTAGGCTTCCATTCGATCGTCTGCGGATCACCGTACTTGGCACCAGCGACATGCACCATGAGGTTGTCGCACCGCTTGTAAACGTAACGATCGTGGGTATGCCCGCAGAGGACCTCGATCTGCACCGACCAATGCTCGTTTGCAACTTGATCAAGTGTGTCACCGAACACCTGCGACGAGAACCAAGGAAGCGCGTACAGATCGCTAGGGTTTCCCATGTATCGACACGACTCGACGAACGGAGGCGCGTGCGTGAGCACCACAAGCCGTTCAGCGCCTGCTGCGATCGCGGCACGCATCTTGGTATCCAACGTTTTCGCGCGTGCGTCAGCGAACTCCGCGCTTGCCTTGTAAGGCTCGCGACCGATGTACTCGTGGATGTAGTGCCAGTCGTTCATGATCATGCGTGGGTTGCCCTGCGTCCCGTTGCGTCCGTCGTACCACCCGGAGTCACCCACGGCGAACGTGCCAGGATCAAGCTCCACGTAGTCAACCTTGTCCATAAACGAGGCTCGCGGCATGTGCACGGATGTGACCTCAAGTTTGACGTCAACGTCAGCGAACGACGAACCCCAACGATCGTGGTTGCCGAGGACGTACAGCATCCGACCGGCCGCAGCGTCGGCCAACGCGTAGTGGTGACCGCTGACCTGTGTGCCGACCGATGTGTCACCCGTGAGCAAGAGAACTGTGTCGGGATCCACACACTCAGCTTTCACACGAGCGATGAACTCGTTGAACTCATTGCCACGTAGGTGATCGAGGTGAAGATCGCTGCCCCAGATGTATTTCATGCGACTGATCAGAGTATACCACGTAGACGAGGGTACCCGCTCACTTCTAAGATGAAGGCGAGATCTTTCCATGAGAGCGCGCGACGGACACCGCTGGGGAGGTTAACTCGGTTCCAGGGTTGATCCATCACAACGGGGAGTGAGTTGTCAGCGTGCTGATCACGGCGCACGTCTCGTTGGTTCGCCCACGCAACGACGTTCTCAACCTTGTCGTCGACAAGGATGTCAGAGTCAAAGAACTCCTTACGACTGAGGAAACAGACATCCTTGCTTGGGATGTCAAGCTTCTCTACCATCCAGTCGCGACGGCCTTCGTACCAATTCGGCACACTGTACGGTGCTGTGACGATCAGGATCTCGTACTCTCTGCGGGCGGCTTGCACGAAATGGATAGCGCCAGGGTACGGCTTCATGTTGCGACAGAAATCTGGATGCGCCACGACGTCACGTTTGTAGGCGGTCTCTAACTCCTCATCGTTGTCGAAGACACTCCAATCAGTTGTCTGCGCGTGCGTCTTTTTGATCCCTCGACTGTTGAGATACTCAAGAGCAGGTGTGTTAAAGTCAACAAGGACCCCATCTCCATCCAACGCGAGCGTGGGCTTCATGCTACGAAGGTAGCACTCTGCTCAGATAGTGATGAGAATCACATCTTTTCGCAGTTTCGATCCGTTGACGACGCCTTTGAGATCCAAGACGATCCCGTCGGGTGCGAGGCAAGCGTTCGCTCGCTCTTCGAACGTGTCAAGGTATGTCGCGTGTGGAACAGCCAAGATGATCGCGTCCAGGTTCTTCTGGTCAAGAACGTTCACGTGCACCTCTTTGCTGTGTTTGAACAGGTGTTTGAACTCCGTCTTCAACGAACATTCGATCGCTGCGATTGGGTCATGCACATGAACCTCACACCCACGAGCACGCAACGATCTCACAAGGTCAGGCACTTTGCTGTTACGAGTGTCGTTCACATCTTCTTTGAAGGTGTAACCAAGCACACCAACCTTTGCACCTGGACAGAATCCACGTGGCGACGCCTTCATACGATCGATCAGCCTCTTCGCGACATGCTTCGGCATGTTCTCGTTGATGCGACGTGCAAGCGAGACCAACCTGAGCGGCTCGCCTAGACTGTCGCCGAGCATCATCAAGTAGTACGGATCAACGCCAACGCAATGACCACCAACGAGCCCGGGCTTGAAGTTCAAAAAGTTCCACTTCGTGGACGCCGCCTCCAACACATCTTTGGTGTTGATGCCTGCGACACCGAACAGCTTAGAGAACTCGTTGATCAACGCGATGTTGACGTCACGCTGAATGTTTTCGATGACCTTAGCAGCCTCTGCAACACGGATGGTTGGCGCGCGGTGGATCTTTGTGATGGCCGAGTAGACGTTGGCCACACGTTCAAGCGTCTCGGCATCTTCTCCAGACACGATCTTGACAACACGTTCAAGTGTGTGCTCCTGATCGCCTGGGTTGATGCGTTCTGGCGAGTACCCAAGTTTGAAGTCGGTTCTAGTCAAGCCAGAGCAATCCGCCAACACAGGAGCACAGATGTCTTCGGTGACACCAGGGAATACAGTCGACTCGTAAACGACAACATCACCCTTTAGAAGGCACAGTCCAACGGCTTCGGACGCGCTCAACATCGGTCGAAGGTCAGGCGACTTATCAACGTTCACAGGGGTTGGTACCGCAACGATGTAGAAAGTGGCCAACGCGATGTCATCGAGCTCAGACGTCACACGCAACTTCGTCGTCGCAAGATCCTCAACAGGGATCTCACCAGTTCGATCATGACCACGCTTGATCTCGTTGATCTTGTGTGTATCAAGATCGTAACCGATGACATCAGGGAACTTCCGAGCCAAAGCGAGCGCCAGTGGCAACCCAACGTAGCCAAGACCAACGACCGCGATGCGCTCCATCACTTCTCCTTTTTAAGGTTGAAATAGAGCGCAATAGCCACGAGCGTCGTGAGAACGACGAGGCCAACCGTGCTCAAGCTTGACCAGCCTTCCCTGCTTCGGCGACCTTTGTCTGCTTCGAGATCTCCATCGCTCGCGCGAGAAGATCGGCGATGTTACGCTCGTGACGATCCCTGCAGTCCGTGGTGAGCTTGAGCGAGACGTTGGATCCATCCGCCGTCACCTGAAGGTCGGGCTCAACCTCAAGCATGCGGAGGTGATCAACAACGTCGGTTCCCGTGAGCATGCCGAGTTGGACACACTGAGCGACGGCAGCGAGGACTTCATCAGAGAAAGCGTATTTCATGTTTTCCTTGTTCAAACGATTGAGTAGACAGCATCCAACACGTCGCGCTGGACATCAGCGTGCACACGATCAGCATGTATGACGTAGGAGTTGTCGGGGCGTATCACCGTCCACAGAACGTAGTGTAATGCTACGCTCTTTTGAAAATTTTTGTCCTTCTCGTAGTCATCTTGAACTCCGACGCGTTTACACGTGCCGTGGAACACAAGGACGGCGTGTGGTTCACGCATGAGGTTGACGCACGTATTTGTGAGCCTCTCGTTCGCGCCGCCGGCCAATCCGTAAGCCCACATTGAAGCGTGCCAACGGTCCAACAACACGTAATCAAACTTCTTCAGCATCGTTGGCAAGATGAAGAACTGAAAGACAAGCTTGTCGATACATTGGATGATTTGGAAGATGTTGGGCCACTTCACAGCGCGACCGTTCTGCAACATTCGCTTGATCAAACCACCAGTCACCGTGTTGTAAGCTGGCAACTTCGCAATGACAACCTTGTGCCCTTCGGTCGCGAGAGCGTGGGCGAGTAGTTTGATATGCGTTGTCTTGCCTACGCCATCAACACCTTCCACACTGATGAGAATTGCTTGCTTATTTTTTCTTGAAGTACGCAAATGTTCGCTCATCCCATTTCACTTGTGTATCAACATCATAGACGTCTTCGAAGCGTCGCTTCTGGAAGTCTTCTTCAGTAACGACCTTGAATTCCAAACCTAGTTCCGCGAAGAAGACTCTCGCTGCTTCCCACTTATAGCGGAGCGGTAATGTTACCGGATTCATCGACGAAACCGAACGCCTCTAGGGTGCGAGGAAAGGCTCCTGTCTCCTTCACCAGTTCAAGCATCTTTCCGGTGAGCTCACAGATCTCAACTTGAGCGTGGGTCGTGTAGCGGAGGCCGACGAAATGCGCGAAGCTCCTGAAGTTGAAGCTGATGTCCACTGTGATCTGGTTGCCGTACGGAAGGTAGAAGCGGGCTGATTCCTTCGCTCGCTTACGAGGCATGCCTTTCGCGACCAGCCGCTCGAGACAGGTGTGGTAGCGAGCGAGTGCCTCTTCCATGTGTTCGATGTAAAGACCAAGTTCCTCGTCGTCCCAGTCTTGAGGAAGATAGAACTTGTCATCCTTCAACTCTTTGTAACGCGCAGACTCGCCATTGATCGACACACCGATGCGATGCTTGAGCAACTGGATGTGGGTCGCGATGTCCGTTGTTGCTAGGAAATGGATGAAGCTCTTCTCAAATGGGGTGTGATGACCGTCCTGTGCCAACGTCTTCAACAACTTCCCCGCACGAGCGCGTTTGTCCTCTGTGAGGTCACGTGCGGTGCTGGTCCACGCTGACAACGCGTGAAGGATGTCGCTGCCGTAGAACCCGATGAGCTCAACCTTGTTGTCCTGACCTGCCATGTGTTGGCAAGGTTAGAACGTCTTAGCGTTCGCGTGAGCTCACGACGTGAACGGCGAACTGGCCGAGGTCTTGAGCGTACTCTGTGAGAGCAACCTCTATGTTGGACGCCGCCTCCATGGTCAAATCCTGGATGCCGTCTTCATCCAACTGATCCATCAAAGCGTCAAGCGTTTCGGCGTCAAGACGACCGTATGTCGTGTCCGTCATGTTGTGTTGGTTGATGATCATCACGATGTCCTTCAGCATGCGTTTACGCGCTTGGTAGAGGATCTCCTGTGCCATATCCATCGTGAAGTCGCGGACCTTGTCGTCAATCTGTTGCTTCATGACCGCCCAGTCAACGCGCATTGCATCAGGACTCTCTTCGCTTAGAACACTCTCGACAATCCCTTGAATTGTCTCGCGTATCCCAGTGTTCGTCTTGCTTTTCATGTGTGTAACTATCGTCTCATGCATCACGTTGGACTGATTCCTGTGGCGTGTCGGCCGTACCACGCTGGTCACGACGCTCTCATTCGACTCGCGTGCGAAGAATGTGAGCAGGTCGTTGTCTTCGCCTCCACGTCTGACCGTGTGCGTAGAGGGGAGTTCCCTGTACGTGCGAACGTCATGCGTAAACTGTGGGACAGCATCGTGGAGACTCTTCCAAGCAGCGTCGTCGTCGCTTTTGTCCCCAACCCAGTCAAAGCGATCTACGAGTACTTGGGAGCGCGTAACTCGGACTCGCAACCGCTTCAGAAAGACGAAAAGCTTGTCATATACTCAGACCCTGAGGACATGGAGCTGAACTTCTCTGAGGTGAGCCTCACGAAGTACGGTGGCGCGCTCGCGAACGCTAAGCGTTTAGCCCGTCGATTCGTTCCACGTGACACCACGGTCAACGTCAGCGGCACGCAGATGCGAGCGTGGATGATGCACGGTGACAAGGCGAAGTTCATCGCTCACCTGCCAACGACGATGGATGGTGAAACTGTGTGGAAAGCGCTTACCCAGCGATAGGTGGGATGTTTTTACCGCGACCGTAGCGGCACAGTCCAAGGATGGCGTTGGCCGGCGCGAAAGCGCCGGTCAGCTTGTACAATTTGTCCTTCCACGGAAACACAACGCCTTCGACCGGCGTGACGATGCGGTTCGGATCTTTCAATTTCGTCATCTGCGCGGCGACGTAGTCGATCGCGTATTGATTGCGCGACTTCTTGACGAGGACCAGCGACTCCTCCAGCTTCTGTCGGATGCGCTTCGCCTCCGAGTCGGGGTCGGCCACCATCGACGGCTTTACGCCCGACAGGAGGGTCACCCCGAAGTCGACGATGGCCAGCTCAAGCGGTGCGATCTGCTTCGCAACCCATTCGTTCGACGTTCGTAACATGAACGCGACCTGCGTCGGCACACGTGATTTCAAGACAGTTAGCGTCGGAGCGTTCTCGGCCTCTGAGAGGCGTAGCGCGGCATCGAAGAGCAACTGCTCATGCATGCCAAACCTCTTCAAATCAGCACAAGCACGTTCCGTGAGCGCAGTTTGAAGTGTTTTTTCACCGCCGAACCAACCTCGAACAGCTTGGACAAGTTCGTCAAGCGGCTCGTTGTCGTTCCTCCATGGAAACACCACTTTTTGCGGGCCAAGAACACGCCAGCCGACATGCTTCGTCGACTCGTTCATGTCTACTAAGCCAGCCTCGATTGCAGTGAACCCTTTGCTGTCGTGCGAGATCACCGTGTTGCCGTCGAAGCAGAACACAGGCCGTTCGTGAAACACAAGCGTGTCGCAATCGTAGACGACGACGTTAGGGTTCTTGGTGTAGACGATCTCAGTTGAGTACCACAGGTGAGCGTTCTCGAACGCCTTGCTCACCTCACGTAACGTGAGACAGAGCATTGAACGACGCAGCGCTTCAAAACCTTTTGAGAAGGTCTCTTGTATGAGGCCTTGCCCTGTGAACTTTGCCTCCAATACGGCGCCGATCATCCCACCTGACTTGATGTCACTCGCGTTGCGAGCCGCACGTGCTTGAAGGTTTGATGTACACGTGTACACCAAGTTGACACCGTCAAGCTTCTCCGTCACATCGGCCAAAGTGCCACGCCACGCTGCCGTGACGATGTCCACGACGTCGTTTTGGGTGATGTCTCTATCTTCGACGAGGTGAGAGATGTGTGGCACGTCAGTACGTGCTCGCGTCGCTCGGTGTCGTGTCGATAAATGAGCCTTGCTGGTTATCGCAAAACTGCTTGGCGTACGCCCGCGTCTCATCCGTCGCGTCGTACCCACCGAGACGGTAGACGTACGTCACATCGCATCCAACAACGCATCCGCCTGAGGCGCGGGCGCCTGTTTCATATGGACCAAGGTGCCATCCGCTAGATTGGCCGCTGGCATCGCAAGCTACAGAGTCGTCGAAGCTCGTCTCGTAGCAGAGGGTTGCCATGTTGGTGAGACAGTGACCGATCGTCGGCGCGCAACCCTGGATCGAAGAGTCAACTCCTGCGTCTGTCACAGTCGGCAACGCATCTGACATCACGTCTGACGTGGCTTCGACGAACGCGTCTGACGCGGCGGCGTCAACGAGGTCACTCCGCGACGGATCAACGCTCACGGCGTCGGTGTCGACGAATGTGGTTGGTGTGATGATGCTCTCTGAGCCGCATGCAGCGAGGAGTGTCAACAGAGCACAAACGATCATGATCTTCATGTTGGTGAGCGTATCAGATCTGGACGGAGTCGATTACTCTTCAGTAACAGGCGTGATTCGACCGAGATCGACGAGATCGTCATTGACGCACGATTGTCTACCATTCTCGTCGAGAGCGTCTATCGCCGCCCACCAACGTCCAGCGCCGGTTCTCTCACCAGTCGGTCGAACGTTGATGACGCTCGCTTTTCGAAGCAGATCCGTCAAGGCTTGCTTTGCCTCTTTGATGTGAAGACGACCAGTAGGAACGTCCAAACCGACAAGCTGGAAATCGAAAGTGCCTTCAAGGTTGAAGCCAAGGCTAACCTTGAGACGCACGCCGTCGCCATCGATGACCTTCACAAGAGTCGCTTCGTAATTCATGTTTCAAGACTAGCACGCGCGAAGAAAAGGCGCGTTTTCAGAACTTGAACCAGGTCGGTCGGCTTGAGCGCTTGACGTTTCTTTCTCTGATCACGAAATGTGCCACTCTCGTGATCCACAACGCTCTTCTTTTGATCCACGAACCCATCCTTGTCAAGCGTGAAGCTTCGTAACTCCACAAACAGCGAACGACATGACGTGCATGACTCACGGAATTGGAAGTGTGTGGCGTCTGTGACATGGTACTTCTTCTTGCCACCATCTGTGCCGCCGTCGCGTGACGTCATGAACGAACCCTTGCTTGAATGCTTGATCTGCACCGTTAGAAGTGTGTAACGAGTCAACGGATCGAAGAAACGCCCGTCAGCTTTCTCGTTCATGATCTGCTCGTACCCGCAGCCTGCCTCGAGCGCTAGCTCGATGTTCTCGGCGTGGGCGCTAGGCTCGGCGAACATGCCCCAGGCACGACCCGAGATGAGCTTCTGATCGTCAGCGGAGCAAAGGTTCGTCACACCATGCGATCGCAGACGTCTGTGCACTCGAACTGCTTCTTCGAGTTCATTTGCTTCACATTGAATGCCATCCACGAACATCGATTAGAAGGTTAGCCGTCTGCTGGCTCACGACTCGCAAATTCAACTCTTTTGATACGTGAAGCTCGGTAACTTGTCTTCCAACCACAACATCGCGTCATCTGGCTGCGTAAGACGTGACCATTCGCTCTTGTTGTCGACAAGATCTTGCCAGCTAAGCGTGTCAGGCAACGTTATCGGCAGAGGGTTCGCGCCACGCACGATGAAGCCTAATCCGTAGTCAGCCGCCATCGTGATCGCATCCAAATCAACGTTTTGTCTGTGATGAACAAAACCTCTCCACGAAGTACCACATGATTCTTTTCTCTCAGCATGCAAGCTGGGTGGAAAGCAATCGTGTGTTAAGATGATTCCACCTTCATTCAAGCGTAACAACGCATTTTCAACGTCTTTTCGTACCTGTTCACCGAGGTGAAGACCGTCGACGAAGATGACGTCAAATGTGTCGTGATGTGTCTCAAAGTAGACATCACTGGTCATTTTGTGTGTACTGATCGCACTGGGTGTTGGGTCGACTCCTACTTTTACGGCGCATTCGATCTTAGAAAAACAACGACCTCGCGCGGTGCCAATCTCCAAGTAACTCGAATACTGGCGGTGTTTGATCAGCGTGTTGATGATGTTTGTATGAGCATCTTGCGCGGGAAGGTCAATCTCTTCGCCGTACAGTGTTGAGATACATCCGTCGTAGATGTGACCGGCAGGATTCCAAATGATGTTCTTCATATCATCCACACTTTGAGGAACTGCATGAGAGACAAGTGGCGCATCCCTGCATGTACGCCACAAACGTTGATCCGCAGTTGACACATGTCTTGTCACTCGCCGGCACAGTCCCGTCTGGGATGTACTGTTTGAGCACGCGAGACACAACTTTAGCGAAGCTTTGCATGTCCTCGTCCTTCGACTTCGACAACTGTTCGCACACGAACTGCAACGGCGTGCCATGTCTAAGAGACAACGAGATCATACGTGTGAACGTGCTGTACATCTGGTTGTCGAACAGTGTGGCCACATCCTTGAAGACGAGCTCGTCGTCGTCACCGTACGGGACGACGAGGTTGTACGTCGACAGACCGTCCTTCTTTCCGTTCTTGATGAGCGTCCCGGCTTTGATCTTCTTCGGCAACGCGACCTTGTCGCTGAGACCGCAGAACACTTCGTAGGGGTTTCCATCGAGCAGACTGACTAGCACGAGGTACTGCTCTCCCTTCACGGTTGTCCTCACAACGTCGCACTCGAGCGTCTTTGGACGCTTGGGCGCGTGACGTGCGATGATGCCGCTCGACTCAACGTCGAGGTGAAGGCCGGCGCGTCGATGCAACTCCTTCTCCATGGCTGCGACGCGTTTCTTGCTCACATCTGGAAGTTGATCGATGTTCTTCTTACCAGCCTCCATCACGTCAAGGAGTTGTTTGTCATTGAGCGAGCTGAAGTCGTGCTTGTCCTCGGCTGACACAAGCACTCCGGCGCGGCAACCGTCACGGTACACAGTGACGCCCTTGATGCCGAGCTTCCAAGCTCGCATGTAAACCTCAGAGATGAGATCTTCGGTTGCGGATGCGGGCAGGTTGATCGTCTTCGAGATTGAGTGCTCCGTCCACTTCTGCGCCGCGGCAAGCAGATCAACGGACGCGACCCAGTCGACGTCTGCGCTTGTCGCGTTGTGGTACGGCGACTTCGTGATGTCCGTCTCGCCGCTGGCGTCCATCCACAGCTTCACGCCGTGGTGGTAGACGTCGTACTCCTGCCACTTGTCACCGGACGCGTCGACGAAGTCGACACGCGCCCCGTTATCGATCTCTGTCTGCACGAGCTTCTTGCGTCGCTTGTAGTGTAACAGGTACGCCGGCTCGATGCCGCTGGTCGTCTGCGTGAGCGTTGACACACTGCCGGCCGGAGCCGTGGTCGTGAGCGCGATGTTGCGACGGCCGGTCTTCGCGAAGTCAGCGTTGACCAAGTCAGAGCACGATCCGGCGAGACGCAACGCGAACAGGTTGTCCTTGTAGCGGCCTGGTTCCCACGCTGGGAACGCGCCGCGCTCCTTCGCCATGTTGACGCTCGACTCGTGAGCATGAACGCCGAGTAGTTGGTACACGGTCTCGGTCGTCTCGATCGACTTCGCACTGCCGTACGTCTGGCCGAGCGCGGCGAGGAAGTCTCCAAGCGCCGTGACACCAGTGCCAGTGCGACGGCCGTCGTGACACGCCTTGCGAACGTTCATCCACAGGTTGAGCTCGCGCACCTTCTCGAACTCGGGTTCGGGGTCGTCCTTGATCTTTTGGATGATGCGGTCCACCGCCTCGAGCTCGAGGTCGACGAGGTCGTCCATCAGTCGCTGCGCCTTCTCGACGTGCGTCGCGAACTTGGTCATCTCGAACGTCGCGTTCGGCGTCCAAGGGTCCTTGACGTATGAGAGCAGGTTCAGCAGCAACAGGCGGCACGAGTCGTACGCGCTGAGAGGGAGCTCTGAGCACGGGTTCGTGCAGATCGTCTCGAAGCCTTTGTCCGCGAACTCGTCGGCCATCGACCACTTCGTGACCGTGTCCCAGTAGAGCACGCCGGGCTCCGCCGCAGCCCATGCCGCATGCATCATCGTCTTCCACAGGTTGCGAGCGGTGAGTGTCCTCGTGAACTTCGCGTCCTTCACCGACGCTTTAACGGGCCAACGCAACGTGAATTCTGAGTCAGACTCCACAGCCTGCATGAACTCATCGGTGACGCGCACCGACACGTTAGCTCCGGTGACCTTCGTCTTGTCTTGCTTGATCGTGATGAACGTTTCAACGTCTGGGTGGTTGACGCTCACCGTCTCCATCAACGCACCGCGACGTCCACCCTGAGCCACTTCTCGCGTCGTGTTGGAGTAACGTTCCATGAAGATGCCGAGGCCGTCGCTGGAGCCTGCTGCGTTCTTGACGGACATCGTTCGCGGGCGGATGTTGCTGAGATCGACGCCAGCTCCGCCACGACGCTTCTGGAGTTGCAGGATCTCCTCATCTGCGCGCGCGATCGAGCCGTACGAGTCGAGAGGAGACGCGACAACAAAGCAGTTAGACAGCGATTGCACCTGCGTCGTGTTGCCGACTGCGCTCATCGGTGAGCCTTGCGGGACGATGTAGCGGAAATCTTCTAGAAACTCAAAGATCTCGTCAACCGTCATCGGGTTCGGGTACTTCGCTTCGATCCGGGCGAACTCTCGTGCAAGTCGCCAATGCATGGCAGTCGGAGTCGACTCGATCAGCTCACCCTTACTGTTTCTAAGGGCGTACTTCGTGACGAACACGGTCGCAGCGAGCTCGTCACCTTTGAAATACTTGATGGAGGCTGTCAAAGCCTCTTCGTGGGTGAAAATCGAATCTTTTTGGTCTTGCATAGTTCCTTGAAACAGCGAGCAGATGGTAAGCTATGCGGAGTCAACCGACCTTCTTGAGGTTGAGACCGTTGTCGTTGAACTTGGCGAACCGATCCTTCAATTTCTGACGAACATCCTGATCGGCTGCGGCTTGAGCCTCGTCTGGCGTCGTCTGCTCACCGCAAACTACAAGCTTGCTGCGAGCTGTGTCGATCATACATGGAAACACGAGACCGTCGAGGCCATTGCGGTTCTTCGCGACGTACAGGCGACCAAGGCCGCTCGCTTTCTCACCAGCTCGACGAGACAAGGTCACGATGAAGTCAGCGATGAAAGCCTTGGCGTACGCCTCCGACATGTTGCTCATGTCGACGACCTCTGCGCTGGATCCCTCCTTGTTGCTCTGCGACGCGGTCCACAACACAACGTTGCGCTCGGTCGCAAAGGCTCGCAACTCCTCGTAGATCAGCTTCAGTTCAAGCCTCGGCAGCTCGTACTGCCTTGACGAACGCATGATGTCGGCGTAATCGACAAGGATGACATCTGGGACAAACCCCTTGAGAGCAAGCTTCTCGACGTGAGCGCGCAGCATCTGCACAGTGCACGACCCAGTGGGGAAATACTTGATCTTCAGCTTGCCAAGTTTGTGCTCAGCGTAGAATTTGGCGACCTGATCCTTGCAGACCATGATATCGTTTGAGTCGATGTCTGTGAAGTTGGAGTCGAAACGGATGCCAACCTTGCCTTCTGAGAGCTCAAAGGTGTAGTACAGCACGTTCAACCCCTGCCTCATCGCGTTCGCGCCAAGGAAGGCCAAGAAGTGACTCTTTCCGACCCCAGTTGGGGCGATCATGACGTGAAGCTCACCACGTCCTGAGCCGCCGTTGAGGATCTTCTGTGCGTCAAGCTCGGGTAAGCCAGTTTTGATGGTTGAACGAGCGAGATTCTCGTAACGAGCTTCCACGTCTTCAAAAAGGTCGTGTCCGAGAGTGGATGCGGTGCCGGCTGACACGGCCTGCTTGATCGTGTCGACGATCTGTTCGTAGTTTCCAACCTCAACCTGATCAACAACGTTCTCAAGAGCACGCTTGAGCGACTGTCGACGACAGAAGTCAAGCGCTTTCTCCTTCACAAGCGGTAGATCGCCCATGTCAGGCGCTTCACGCAACCCTTTGAGGTAAGTCACGACCTGCTCGCGAAGCGCAAGGTCGTTCCCTTGCTTCAACTCGTCCTTGACGATGGTCACGAGCATCTGGAGCGAAGGGTAAGCCTTGTACTTCTTCGCGTAGTTGAGGTAACGATCTGACAGGAAGTGAAGGTACTTGAGATCGAAGTAGTTTGCCTCCAACACCTCTGAGATCTGCTCGGCCCAGATCGGGTCACAGAGCAGAGCCTGAACGACCTTCTTTTGGAAATGCTGTCCGTATTGCCCAAACGTCACCGTCGGTAGCGCGTTCTCGACCGTTGTCTCGTTCAATGTTGCCTCCTTCAGGCCCGTTTAGTCAGCGGTATGAACGCGCTGCAGAAGTCGTGTGGGTTCTCGATCGTCCGCACGCCAACCTCGATGAGGTCGCGCATGAAGGATAGCATGTCGATCTTGGGAGAATGCTCTGCCAGAATGGTCTCGACGATCGCCGCCTGAGAATGCGTGAGCGTTGAGGATCCAAGGTAAACGAGTCGCCAGTTCATGCGGATCAATTTCTCGTTCTCGGCGACGTTCATCATCACCTTCGCCTCGTTGCGACGCACGTTGGCGTAAGCGAGCACGTCGTCGATGGTGAGCTCGCCGTCTGATATGAACAGTGGGATGCGTTGAACAAGCGTCTTGAACCCGAGGCCCTTGATTCCCGGCACGTTGTCCGATTTGTCTCCACAGAGCGCCTTCGCGAGCGCGAAGTTCTGTGGTTGGATGCCGAAGAACTCCTTCTTGACGTCCTCAGCCGTGTGGATACGTTTCGACTGCGGCGAATACACGCTTGTACGCTCGTCGAGCAGCTGGTAGAAATCCCTGTCGTTCGACAGAACGATCTTCTTACGGTCACGATACTGGTTCTTGCACAGGTGCGCGATGACGTCGTCACCCTCACAGTCAGGCACGTACACCTGACACACTGGGAAGCGTTTCAGCATACGCGCGGTGATCGCCATCTGCCACACCTTGTTGTCCTCGGTGTCGGGGATGTCATCCTCGTAGAAGCGGTTCAGACGCGCTGGCTTGCGATTCGCCTTATACTCCGAGTAGATGGCTCTACGTTTAGTGGAGCCGCCACCCTCCCAGGCAATCACGACGACCGACGGCGACAGGTCGTAGACAAGCCGACGCAGAGTCTTCATGAAGCCCACCACGCCGCCGCACTGCGCGCCGTTAGAGGTCATGTCGGGGTTGACCACGTAGTGACGAGTAAAGAGATTTTTTGCGTCCACAAGCAGCACGGGAAGGTTGTCAGGAGTCATGCTGCATCTCCTGGTATAGATCCTTCATCGGCCCGTCGAGCCGAATCCGTCGCCGCCACGTGTTGTCTCTTCGACTTCGTCTGTCTCAACGCATTCCAGCGTCGTGAACTGGTAGTTGAACGCTGCTGGGTAGACGATCCCCTGCGCGATTTTGTCGCCTGCCTTGCCGACGTAATCCACGTCGGACGAGTTGAACAGGATGACGTGGAACTCGCCGCGGTAAGTTGGGTCGATGATGCCACCGTGACTGAACACGCCTTTGAGAGCCATGCTGGAACGGTCCTCGATCTTCAGGAAGATCGCGCCGAAGCCGGACTCAGGTGCTTTCGCGAGCATCAGACCGGTCTTCAGTTTGACTGTCTTGCCAGCTGGCACTTTGAAATCGTCGAGACAGCGGATGTCGAGGCCAACATCCCCCTTCCTTTGGGTCGGCAGCGTCGCGCGAGGGTCAACCTTTTTGAAGAATAGACGGGTAAGGCTCATACCCTTCTTTGTAGTTCACTCGGCGGCGGGTTCGTCTGTCTCCACCACGTTGTATCCATTTTCATCGACGTCCGTTGGGATGTCGTACTGGTCGGCCTTGAACTGCTCAGGAGTCTTCGTGAGGGCAACCTCGATGATGTCGTTGACGTACGCGCGGTACTGCGGATCACGCATGATGTCGCCGAAGTCCCCCTTGTAGAACTTCTTCTCGACAAGCACCTCGCCGGTCTTGGCGTCAGCGACGTTGAGCTCCTTCCATGAGCTTGTGCCTGAGATGGACAGCAGCTTCCCGTCCTTCTCGATCTTGTTCTTGTCGCAGTACTCACGCACAACGTCGAACAACTCCTCGTGCTCGACGATGCCACGTCCGAAGTGGATCTGGAAGAGGATCTTGCGGAAGGGAGCGGCAACCTTGTTCTTGATGACGGTGCCGATGACGTTGATGCCGATGAGCTCGTCATTCTTGCCTTTGATCTGCGTGCCGCCGGACAACGCGATGCGCGTGCTGGCATGGAACGGCAACGACAGGCCACCTGGGGTCGTCATGGGGTCGCCAAACATCACGCCGATCTTCGTGCGGATCTGGTTCAGGCAGACGAGCGTGACGTTCTGGTTGCCGATGAGCTGTGTGATCTTGCGGAAACCCTTACTGAGCTGTCTCGCTTGCAAGCCGATGCTCTCCTGTGTGTACTCCGCCTCAAGTTCCGCCTTCGCAGGCGT